GCACACAGTGGTGTACCACAAGGACCTTACAGCAAAACTGAAGATTACAATGAATTTGTTATGAAATATGCACTTAAAACAGCGCAAGACGGTGGTTACGATGGAATATCTATATCAACACCTCAAATAAAAAATTTAAGCACATCACAAGGAAGTAGAGATTACATGGGTAATATCACAGCCTACGGTCCAATAGCGCAAGGTGCTATGAAAAAGGTCGGTAAGAAAAGTGGTGCAAAGTTCATGAAAACTGTTATAACTGATGATCGTAATAGGGCATACGAAGTTCCTACGTTGATAATTAAAGATAATCCTGCAGCACAGGATATAATTAGCAAAGGTATAGGAGCATACAAGAGAGGGGGATTAGCTGTAAATGGCTGACGATAATAAAAATAATATAGACAAAGCATTAGAAGCACTCACAGGTGCACTAGACATAGAACCAACTGGTGAAGAAATAGATGTTACACCTAAAGGTGTAGAGTTTGAACCTGAATTTGAAATAATGGAAGACGGTAGTGCTGAAGTTAATTTAGATCCAAACGCACCAATAGATAAAACAAACATACCACATGATGCTAATTTAGCAGAATACATTGAAGACGATGAATTAGGTAGATTCGCAAGTGATCTACTAGCAGAATTCGAAGCGGATAAAGACTCAAGAAAAGATTGGGAAGATACCTACATCAAGGGTCTGGATATGTTGGGTTTCAAATATGAAGACCGAACACAGCCGTTCGAAGGAGCGTCCGGGGTCGTACATCCCTTATTAGCTGAATCTGTTACACAGTTTCAAGCCCAAGCATATAAGGAACTTCTCCCCCCAAGCGGCCCCGTACGAACTCAAGTAATAGGACTATCAACACCTGAAGTAGAAGATCAGGCAAAACGTGTTCAAGAATTTATGAATTATCAAATCACCGATGTGATGCAAGAATACGATCCAGACATGGATCAACTATTATTTTATCTACCCCTTTGCGGTTCTGCATTTAAAAAAGTTTATTATGATGGTTTAATGAAACGTGCTTGTGCAAAGTTTGTTGCAGGTGAAGATTTAGTGATAAACTATATGGCAACAGATTTAGAATCAGCAGATAGAATAACACACGTAATTAAAACAAGTGGTAATGATGTACGTAAACAGCAGCTACAAGGTTTTTACCGTGACATAGAATTATCTACTGGACAAGTAGATACTGATGATGTTGCAGATAAAGTAGATGATTTACAAGGTTCAGAAAAAAGTTACGGATCTAGTGATGATGAGCATGTAATATTAGAGATGCACATCAATGCTGACGTACCAGGTTTTGAAGACAGTTCTGGTGTAAAATTACCATACATTATTTCTATAGATCAATACTCACAAGAAATATTATCAATTAAAAGAAACTACGCACAGAATGATTCAAATTTTATGAAGAATCAATACTTTGTACATTACAAGTTCCTCCCAGGATTAGGCTTTTATGGATTTGGTCTAATTCACATGCTAGGTGGATTATCAAGAACTGCAACAAGTGCTTTGCGACAATTAATTGATGCAGGAACTCTTGCTAATCTACCAGCAGGTTTTAAAGCTAGAGGAATGCGTATACGTGATCATGACGAACCTTTACAACCAGGTGAGTTTAGAGATGTAGATGTAACAGGACAATCAATTAAAGAATCATTAATGATGCTACCATATAAAGAACCTTCAGCTGTATTATTTCAGTTATTAGGTTTTGCAGTTGATGCAGGAAAATCATTTGCTGCAATAGCAGACATGAAAATGGGTGAAGGTAATGAACAAAACCCTGTAGGCACAACATTAGCATTAATAGAACGTGGCACAAAAGTGATGAGTGCAATACACAAAAGATTACACTACGCACAAAAAATAGAATTCAAATTACTTGCAAAAGTATTTCAACTATACTTACCACCACAGTATCCGTACATGGTTGCAGGTGGTAATCAAATGATAAAATCAGCTGACTTTGATAACAGGGTAGATGTAATGCCTGTGTCAGATCCTAATATATTTTCTATGGCACAACGTATTACTTTAGCTCAACAGCAATTACAATTAGCAACTGCTGCACCACAGTTACACAATTTACGTGAAGCGTATAGAAGAATGTATGATGCAATGGGAGTTGACAATGTAGAAGGTATATTGAGACCAGATCCTGATATGCCAAAACCAATGTCGCCAGCAATGGAGAACGCATCTGCAATGCGTGGCAAAGACCCTAAACCTTTTCCTATGCAAGATCATCAAGCACATATTGCTGCACATGCAGAATTTATGTTTACAAGAATGGTGCAGATTAATCCGCAGCTGTACGCTATGTTGCAAGCACACGTATCAGAACACATATCTTTATTGGTAAATGAACAAATGCAACAAAAATATGCACAACAATTTCAAGAATTACAACAAGCTATGCAACAAGCGCAGCAGAATCCACAAGCTATGCAACAGCTACAACAACAGCAAGATCAATTAGTAAATCAACAAGCATCTGAGCAGGCACAAATGGAAGCACAGATGACAAAACAATTAGCGGCTGATGAAGAAGCTAGAATAAGCAGAGAATCTCAAGATCCTCTTGTTAAATTAAAACAACAAGAAATTGATTTGAAAGCTATGGAAACACAAGCTAGACTACAAAAAGATATGATGGTTGATGCAGAAAAACTAGATTTACAAAGAGATCAGTTAGAAGCCAATACAACTATTGACTTGATGCGAGTTGCTGCTTCTGTTAACAAAGAAGATTCTACTGAAGCAATGGCGGTGCTAAAAGAAAACATGGCTAACACAAGGGAAGCCATGAAACAAAACTCAAATAATAATGGAAGATCCAAAAAAACTACTGATGAAACTTAGAGATGCAATGGCAAAAATAGAAGAAGCTGCACATAGTGAAATCAATAAAGAAGAAGATTATCTACAAGTTTGTGGTGCTTTAATGGCAGTGACTAGAAACATGTATGAAAAAGCTTTAGGGTCAGAACAAACTAAACAAATGTTTGTAGCCGTTGCTGATAGTTTTGAGTATGAATCAGAGATTATGCAGGTCTTAAAAGATCATGTTAATCCAACAATACACTAGGAGGTAAAAATGCCAAGAGTAGGAGGAAAAAAATTTCCGTATACATCTGCTGGTGCACAGCAGGCTCAAAAGTTTGCACGTGAGACAGGACAACAAATGTCTATGAACAAAGGTGGTTCTACGTCTACGGGTAAAATAAAGAAAGTCATTAAGGGACTTAAAAAAGCTTCTAAGCTACATGCAGGCCAAGCAAAAAGTTTGAAAAGTATTGTAGGTAAGAAAGTAAAAAAAGGAAAAAAGAGGAGGTAATATGAAGTTACTAGAAGATATTTGGGCATGGCTCAAAGAATGGAATAACTGGAAAGCAAAAGATTGGATTAAAGCTGGCGTTGTTGCATTAGTGGTTATCTTAGTAATCGGTGCAATCTAATGGTCGACAGAAGATCAGAATATTTAAAACGTAAAAATACTCCGACCCCGTTTAATAAGGGGCCGGAGATGCAGAATTACAATCGTATGATGGACTTGCAGGCACAAGCACCTAGCTTTGCAAAAAATGACCCACGTCTAAACGAACTAAAAGATGTAAGAAGACAGTATAACCGTTTTGATAAATACAAAATAGGCGAACGTCAAGGTATGGCACCTTTGGACGTACAACGACAATTTTCTAATCAAAGTAATATGTTTAGAAACGCTGCACCAAATGCTTACGCAACAATGTATCCTCTTCAAAATCTTGCTATGAAATATGGCGAGTCTGGTGGTTTAATGGGAATGATTGCAAAAGAAATGTTTGGTAAAGTTTCTGACTTTGGAAAAAGTATGGTTAACAACGAAGGTATAGCAGGAGCTGCTGATACAGACGAAGCAGAGATGCAAGACTATGCAGCACAGACTTTTGGTATGGGTGCACCTAATCCTCAAAAAGATTTTTTTATAGACGCTGAAACATTTGGCGAAAGAGATGTAGAAATACCTCGTATGGATGATGACGTAGGTGCTTTTAATGAATATGATCAAGATGATAACATAGTTATGTCGCCAGAAAGACCAATGCCGTTTGATGATTCTAATAGAGAAGCAGGCATTATGAGTCAATACCCAGGCACTAATTTTATTGGACCAAGGGACGATCCTAATCGTAAACCTACAATGGCAGACGTTGCAGGACCTATGTATCCTGGCTTAATTCCATATCCTGAATACGGTCCAGGAATTGTATATCAAGAAGGCAGAGGTAGAGGGGATTTACCAAGATACGGATATGACTATGGCGCTGAAAGAAAAAATAGAGCGGATGCATATAGACTTCAGGAATTATTAGATTTTATTAACAATAAAAAAATAAAACCAGAACCTAGTAAAATAAATTTAAGATAATGTCTTCAGACGCAAGAGATAATTATATTAGAAGATTTAGTAGCTCTAGTGGTTCTAGTGGTTCTAGTAGTTCTAGTAGCTCTAATAGCTCTAGTAGTTCATCTTCTAGCTCTAATAATTCTTCACAAAATAATAATCAAACAGGACAAAACAATAACAATCAAGGTGGACAACACAAATTCCTAACTCGTTTAGAACAATTACAAGCACAAGGACAAGGAAACACAGCTCAAGCACAAGTTTACAAAAATTATTTAGCAGGTGTTGTTAGCCCTCAAGATCAAAGTTCTAGTAATACACCTTTTTATGAAAGACAAACATTATTAGATGATTATTATGCTGGAATACAGCCAACCTATAATCAGCATGGATTACCTTCTGCAGCGTTAGATAAAATAAAAGGACATTCTCTTTATAAAGCTGGTATGTCAATGACACCCACATCTAATATGTTGTTTGGATACGGAAGCCCATTTGGTGCTTCTACTGGAACTACAGCTTCTAGCCCAGTAGTTCAAGATGCTCTTCTCAATATGATGGGGCAGTATTACAATAAATATGATTACAATCAGGGTTATTATAATGAAGAAGGTCAGTTTGTACCACAAGATGCAATTGATGCTGCATTATCTAATTTTTATCCAACTGTAATGATGCAGGATGGTCCTCCTGGATCAGAACCATACGCAGCTTTT